TTTTTTTTTTTAAGAAAGTAGGGCTGGCGAAAGTATGGCTCATCGCAGCCGGAAAGGTATGTCGATTTCGGGTTTTTGTAGATACCCCGACGACCCCAACGCCTTATCGAGCAATAACGATTGGATACCCCACATACCCCCACGGTCCGACTCCACGCCACCCTTGCGCCATACCCCGGAATGTGGTAATATGGCGGTAACGGGGGAGCTATGTCCCCCGTTATAACATGGAGTAAATACGATGAAAGTTATCGTTTCTCAGCCTTTCGCCCCCGAAGTTTCGTTCGACTGCTTCGACGGGTGGCGCGCGGACCAGATGCAACAGCGGGTGACGCGCGTTCTTACTGTTTGGTCGAACATCACCGGCCTGAATTGGCGCAACGTGGTGACTGAGGCGACGAATGGCGAAGATGAGATGATCGTGGTGGAAAGCCCCATCGCCAACCGCCCAGACGTGACGATGACGTGGAAGGCGCCGAAATGAAACTGGAATTGATCGGGCGAGTCGTTCGTCCCCTCGGCACTTGCGGATGGTCGCCGAAAGCCTGGCAGGCGGCGTATGTCGCCAGAAACGAAACCCCCGAAACCGCCTTTCTCAGGGCGAACCCCAATTGGTCAACGGAGGACCTGAAATGACCAAAGCAACAGAAATCGAATACCTGATCGAGGCCTATCAAGGCTACCACGAAGTCAGCCGCGAAAAGGCGAAGATGATGATCGCAGACGCCTCGAAGGACGAACGTCTCGAAGTGTATCTGGAATGGAACGGCATCATCGGCTGGTCCCGCCAAATCCTTTCGATCCTGGAGGCCGCCGAATGACCCCCAGGACCTTCGCGGACGAGATGGAAGAAATAACCGATCTGGCCGAAATCTTCGAGATCGGAACGAGGCCGGAGAAGGCCAGCGTAACGAACTGGAAGCGCCGAAATGCCTACAAAACCCAGACAGAAATCCACCGCATAACGCGCGGTTACAGCCTTCCGCCCGGTTGCCACGAGCTTTGACGAAACGCCTTCGGGCGTCCGGAGGATTGACATTCCTTCGCCGATGAGTCTGTCAAATGGAGAAATACGATGAAGCTGGAACTGAATAATATGCTTTTTAACCTCGAGTCGTGCGGGAAGGATACCTTCCGGCTGCATTTCGATGATGAAGATACGGAGGCGGCGGATAGGTCCGATTTGCTTGAGGCGCTGGCCGCGATGCTCGGGGCCGCGATCTTGACGACGCCTGAGTATGTCAGACCGGTCACCGTCGAGTGCACGGTTTACGCCGCTGCTCGTGCCGTAGCTGCCGCGCCAGGCTTGGCCGATCCCGCCGAGCTTTTCGCACTTTTCGGTAAAACCCTCGATGATGAAGAAATGGCGACCTTCCTGGCGCACGCTATTCAGTGGGGCGACGTCGAAACCGAGCTTCCGAACAAGCGGCTTGCCCTCGCCGTCGCGGAGTCGTTCGGCCCCGAAATGGCCCAGCTCCTCTACCGCTTCGCCGTTCTTGTGACGAAGCTGGCGTGACGAAACGGGCGTCCGCGCCCGTCTCGGGAATTGGGCAATACCCGACTGATGAGTCTCGCCCATTTGGAGGATACGATGGAACTTCATACCATACAGCTTGTTGTGGACGAATGCGCGAGTATACTTTCTGACAAGGGGTATCAAGTGTTTTCGGTCGAGTTCGATGTGGTGAACAGCCACAAACCGCGCGGCTACTTTTCGCTCAGCGAAAACGGAAAAGGCTTTTCCGATTTCCTCACCTTCGTCGGCGACAACTACGCCGACGAAATGCTCGACTACGCTTGGCAGATGCCGTCGCCCGCCGAGAAGCAAAAGCAGCGTATCCACAAGCAGCTTCTCGCGCTTCTCGAGGCCGCCCGCGAGGCCGAAATGCCGATCGACTTTCTCAACCCCCTGACGGCGATGGCCGAGCGGCTCGCGTCGAACGCCCTCGAGGGGCCGAAAGGTTACTACACAGCGCCTGCCGAACGCGGCGACGAAATCCCCTTCTGAGGAATAACCATGACCGACGCCGAACTCAAACTTCTGCAGGGGGCGCTTCGGCGCCCCATCATGCAGTTCGAAAACGCCACCGATGCCGCGATCAGCATCTCGATCGCCATCGCGGACTCACGCGGGAACTTCAACCGCGCAGCCTTTCTGATAGGCTGCGGGTTTGACCCCAGAAGCAAAGCCGTTCTGGCGGCGCGCGAAGAGAAGAGGTTGTAGATGGGCAATACGAAAAACTACCCGAAAATCCAGACGAGGTTCTTTACGCTGCAGGTGAAGTTAATCTACAACACCAGCTGGGAACAAGAAGCTTGCCATCATTGCGGCTATGTCAGTTTTCCCCGCGCCCTTCTGCCGTATCTGAAGATTGATGAAATCAATTGCCATGGCGGCGTGACATTCGACGAAGCGGGCAAAGAAAATCCCCCACTTCACACTATCGGTTTCGATTGCGCACATTCGCAAGACAGCCGAACCCCTGGCGATCTCAGCTGGAAAGACTACTTCTACGCAGAGGCAGAATGCCGCAGCATCGCCCAACAACTCTGGGAACAGATCGACAATTACGGAGCCGAAAATGCTTAACTGGAAAACCCGCAACCCCGAAGCCCTCGGCCTGATCCCGCTCTTTCTCTCCGAGAACGATCCGCGCCCCGCGAAAGAACAGCTTCACGAAAACTATCTTCATGGGGGCGGCTGGCGCCCGTTCGAGGGATTTATTCTCGGTTTCTTCAACCTATCTGGCGCCGCATTTCTCGACTACCCCGGTGATCTACCAATGCGCGAGGTTGGCCGCGCCGAGCTCCGTTCCGAGCTTATCATCGTATTCGAGTGCAGTTGGGTCTGCATCGTTCAGCCCGACGATACTTATGAAATCGCGAGGATGGATTGATGAAAAAATCCCTAGCAACTACGCGGCCAATCAGCTCGCCCTACGCGACCTTCTTCGTCGGCTCGTGGGAGTATCGGGTGCTGAAAACCTACCAAACCCCCGAGAATGAGGCGAAGAATAAATACGCCCGCTGGTTCGTCGCCGCGAAATCCCCCATGACTGGCGGGGCTTTCGACATAGGCGACAGCTACATAGCCGATTTGCTTCCAGTCGCCCGTTTCACGCAGATTTCTTACGAGTTCCGGCAAATCTACGCCGCCTTCATCGACACGCCAGCGGAGTCGTCCGGCGCGCCAGCGGAGTCAGGAGAATGAAGAGAGTGAGCATAAAGCTGGTTTTGCAGGCCGCCGCACTCGCTGAGGATGATGCGGGCGAGGTTATGTTCATCGCTTTCGCATGGGTTACGCAGAAGATGCCTGAGGAAGATATTTTAGAGGTTCTTCGCGCCATACGGAAGAAACTATCACAAAAGAAGACCATACAATGAGCGCGCGTTACATCTACGACAACGGAGATTTCGTCATTCACTTCTCCGCCGAAACGCGGAAAAACGATTCCGGCGTTTCCGGCTCGCCCGTCTGGGATGAAATAGGGGAAATCACCGTAGTTTTCTTCCAGGTCCGCGGAACGGAGTTTGATGTTACTACCTTGCCGAAAGAGCTGAGCGGGGCACTGGTGGGGCTGGCGGAGATGCTGGAGGGCGACGAATGGGCGATAGAGGAGGATGAATGATGTTTGAGGCAGGCAAGACCTACCCAATAATGACCGAACCACGTTATTGCGCGGCGGCAATGTCGTCAAGGCACAGGAGGACGATCATGAATTACCCGCAAGACGATGACACATTCGAGGGTGATTTCAAAATCACGCTGGAACTGTGGGAACTGAACGAAGCCCTCGGCGAATGCGATTTCACCGGCGACGATGGCGGCATGGTGCATCTGAATAGCGTCAAGATCGGAAACCACACGTTCACCGCATCCGAGTGCGCCGAATGGTGGGGGCAAGCCGAAGTGGACCGGCTGACCGCCGCCGCGCAGGAATGGTGGGAACAGCAAGGCATGGATCAAGCGGCGCGTGACTATGCAGATGCCTGCGCCGATGACATGCGCGATGCAAGAATGGAGTATTGATCATGACCGAACCACGTTATCTCGCAGGCCGCAGTGCCGCTGAACGTCAGTGGATCGAGGATGAAACCAACCTCGCAAATCGCGGCCCGGCTGACAATGCCCGCGCAACGCAGGCGTTCGATGATCTGGTGCCGCAGGATGAATTGGACCGTTCCGCCGAGATGCTTGGCGTCGTCCTGATCGGGCTGGTGCTGGCGGTGATTGTCGGCGGCGGGCTGTTGCTGTGGGGGCTGCTGACATGACCCCACGCATCCAGATCGTCCAGCCCACCGCAACGCAGCGTGAGCGCGTCGCCCGCGAGGATGCCCGCATCATGCTGGCAGTCGAACTGAGGGCGATGCTTCGGCCACATTGCGTCGCAGTAACGCTGCGGATGGAAAAGCTGGCGGAAATTATCGCAGCATTGGAGGAATGAACATGAGCAAAGATCAAATGCGCAACCCGGAATACCTCGGCGATGGCGTCTATGTCGGCCACGATGGCTATCAGCTTTGGCTGAGCGTGGGCGACCACGAGCACCCGAGCATCGCACTGGATGCGGCGGTGATGGCCGGGTTGATCAGATATTTTCAACGAAATCGTGACACGCTGGAGGAATGAACATGACCATTGACACAAAGACACGGCTTGCCTCAGAGCTTCGCAAGGTCGCTGTGAAAAGCCGACCGGGCCGCCCTGAAAGGAGAGAAGCATGAGTGACTCGACACGGCTTCGCAGACAAGTTGAGGGCCTTGAAAAATATGGCGCTATTCAACTTGGCGACGGGGATAATCTGCCGGATGCGCTAGAATTAGCCAAAGCTGTGCTTTCCCTCGCCGCCGAGCGTGACGCGCTGCGGGCTGAGAATGGGCGGTTGCGGGACGCAACCCCTTATGTGTTGCCGATGCCGTCCGGTCATTATGGGGTCTGCATTGGCGGGCGGTGGGATGGTTGGCTGATGCGTCGCCACCCGGATGGGCAGTGGGTTACTGACTGCAAGCTGGAACGGAGAAGCCCCTCGGAAGGAGCTGAACATGAATAACGCACCGCTGAACGCCGGAATGTTCGTAAATATGAAAGACTACGCCGAAGCCCTGACCGCCCGCGTAGCGGGGTTGGAAGCCGAAGTGCGGCGGTTGTATGGACTGGACAATGAAGAAAGGATGGATGCTTACCAATCGCTACTTGAGGACTTTATCACAGTAAACGCTCGCGCTGAAGCCGCCGAGGCCGCGCTCGCCTTGGCGCGAGAAAGGCGGGCCAAGCCGTGAAACACGACCTCCCTACTGGCGTAACCTGTCCCGTCTGCGGCAGTCTCAAAAGCCGCGTAGTAGATACGCGCGGCCACCTCCTTCCCTCCAACGAGCAAATTACTTGGCGGCGCCGCCGTTGCCACAACAGCCATTTCTTCACCACTTACGAGCATTCCGCTGAAATGCTGCGCGAGGAAGAGGCGGCTATCTTTTTTCCGACCATGCGAGATGCTCGTGTAGTTATTGCGGGAAAAATCTTCACCCTAACGGAGTCCGAAACATGACCTTCCGCCCGAACCTCGCAGCCAAGCTCAAGCCCGGCCAGACTTACGAGAAAGAACTCGCGAAACTTCCCCTTTCTGAGGGCTTCCTCGTTTCGCCGAAACTCGACGGCATCCGCTGCATCATGCACCCGAAGCTCGGTCCCATCACACGCTCGGGGAAACAAATCCCGAACCGAGCCCTGCACCATTTCTTCCTCGACAACTTCTCTTTCGTCAGCGGCTTCGACGGAGAATTCGTCTGGGGCGACCACGAGTCCCCCGACTACTCCTTCCAAAAGACCTTCTCGAAATTCTCGACGGAGGACGATGCTGATATATCACAAATGTGCTATCACGTTTTTGACGATATAACTGATCAGAATAAAAAGTTCTTAGAGCGGGCATTTCGATATACGCAACGTATTACTGAAATGATACACGGGCAGGGTCCACAACTCCTGACAGTTCCACAAACCAGCGTCTACTCCATCACCAATGTTCTCGCAATAGAATCTTACGATCTTTCCCAGAACTACGAGGGCGTAATGCTCCGCCACCCTTCTCGCCCTTACAAAATGGGCCGATCGACCTGGAAAGAGGCTGGTCTGATAGCCCTCAAACGAACCCTCGACGCTGAGGCCGAAATCATCGGCGTCGAAGAACTCTTCCACAACGACAACGAACAGACGACGAATGAGCTCGGCTACGCCGCCCGCTCCTCCCATCAGGCGAATAAAACGCCCGCTGGCACACTCGGCGCCCTGCTCGTCAGCGGAGTCAGCGACTCCCCCTTCGCGGGCATTGAGTTTAAGATCGGGGGCGGATTTACCGACTCCCAGCGAAAAGACCTCTGGCTTCGTCAGCGGAGTCTGCCGGGCCAAATTGTCACTTTCAAGTATCAGCCGGTCGGCGTGAAAGAAAAACCTCGCGCGCCGATCTTCAAATCCTTCCGCAACGATTAAGGAAACAACATGCCCCCCTCGAAAAAAGCCTTCAGCCCCGCCGCCTACAGCGACGTGAAATATGTCATGGACACAGCCTTGACTATCCCCGGCTTGCAATACGTCTGCGAAACCTCCGGCAAAGCCACGCACTTCAAACAGCGGTGCAATACCTACCGGAACCTCCTCCGCGAGATGGCGCAAGAGATGGTCCTTAACGTCCCAGGTCACCGCGCCGAAACGGCCTACGACATTCTCGTAATTTCGCAAGTCAATGCCAACTTCCTCCCCGACCGCCACGGCGCCGTGCTGCTTTTCAAGCATCAGGAGCCCCTCGGAAAACTCATCAACCCCCAAACAGGCGAGGAAATCTTCCCCGAGACCCCCTCGATTTTGGGGGATTAACTCGACAAGCGGCTTGACAATGACCGGGCGGCGCCGTATAATCGCCCGGTCAACTACCCCCAGGGTATCAATTCACGAGAGGCCAGAAATGTCATTCACTCCGACTGAGGAGCAGGTCGCCATTATAACGGCAGCCCGCGACACCACCGACAACCTCGCAGTCATTGCGCGAGCGGGTGCTGCGAAAACAACCACACTCGTAATGATCGCCGAGGCCCTTCCCGCCGTCGATATTCTTTGCCTCGCCTTCAACAAGAAAATCGCAGAGGAAATGACTACGCGCCTGCCTCGAAACTGCGAAGCAAAAACCCTTCACAGCCTCGGTTACAGCGCTTGGCGCCAATTCGTCAGCGGGCGGTCGAAACTCGACGAGCGCAAATGTTTCGGCCTTCTCAAATCCCGCATCGAGACGCTCGACCCCGAAGACCGTTCGGCGGCCTACGAGTCGATGGCCGAAACCCTCGAGATAATTCGCACCGCCAAATCCGCCGGCTATCTGCCGGAAAGCTACAAAGGCCACTGGAAGCCGCTGATCGGCGACCGTGACTTCTTCGACGGCCTCCCGATGGAGCCGAGTCTGCTGCAAGAACAACTCGTCCAAATCGTCCTAGTCGACAGCTTCAAACTTGCCCTCGACGGAACACTCGATTTTGATGACATGATTTACTGCCCCGCTCTTTGCTCCGTTTCGTGGCCAGCGCCGAAACTCACCCTGATCGACGAGGCTCAGGACCTCAGCCCGATCAACCACCACATTCTCAAGAAGATCGTAAAGTCCCGCAGGATCATTGCCGTGGGAGACCCCTGCCAGGCTATCTATGGCTTCCGAGGGGCGCTTGAAAAGTCCATGGAAAACCTCATCCGGCTCTTTTCTATGAAGGAGTTGAAGCTGACTATCAGCTTCCGCTGCGGCTCCCGGATTTGCGAGAACGCCCGCTGGCGCGCCCCCGACATGCGCTCCCCAGATTGGGCCAAACCCGGCGAAGTCAAACGACTCATTTCGTGGGAGCCCTCCTTGATCGAGATGGGCGACGCGATTATCTGCCGTAACAACGCTCCGCTTTTCTCGATGGCAATCCAGTTGATCGAAGCCGACCTCCTCCCCGAGATTGCCGGGCGCGATCTCGCCGGCCCCCTGACGAAGATCATGAATAAGCTCGGCAAGCCACTGATGCCGCGCGACGACGCCCTCGCCTCCCTCGAACGGTGGAAAGAGAAAGAACTCGCTCGTGCCCGGCACGGCGCCAAAGGCCAGGTCCACGACAAAGCCCTTTGCATCCAGATCATGCTGCAAAAGACAAAGACACTCGGGGACGCCGTGGCTTACCTTGCCCATCTGCTTACGCGGGATGGGCGCATCCACCTCATGACGGGGCACAAATCCAAGGGCCTCGAGTTTGATCGCGTTTGGTTCCTCGACCAACAGCTGTGTGATATAAAGCGTGGACAGGATGCTAACGTGAAATACGTTATCGAGACGCGGGCGAAGAACTTCCTCGCCTACGTTACGTTGGATACTTTCGGAACAGGAGAATGAAATGAACTACCTCGTCTTTCAGGTCGGCTGTATAGAGTGCGGCGTCTCATCTTATCCAATCAAGGTCTGCGAGACCTTGGAGGAGGCACGCGCCGTAGCCGCCGATCACCCTTCGACGTGGAAATCCGAGGGCGGTGACGGTTACATTACCATCATCGACCTGCAAAATTGCAAGGAGGTCGATAGTTGATACGGCTTAGCCCCTTTTGGGCGCCGCCATACAGCAAAACATGATCCTTGACAAATCCCACATAATTCGTTAAGATCATGGCCGAAGCGTCAGATTTGCCATTGACTTTCCCTCGGTCTGACGTTATATTACCTTATCGGCGGCGGCAAGATTGGTTCACTTATCCTCCCCTTGCCCCGCCATAACCCGGTCACACAGGAGCAACCCATGACCAAACAGATCACTATCCAAGGCGTCCTTGTCGAAGTCACCGAACCCTACGCCGAAGGCCAAACCATCACCGAGGCCGAAGCCAAGGCGCTGAACCAAGTCCGCGCCGAGAATATCCGCAACAACCGTGCCAAGGCTGTGAAAGACCTGCTCGACGCCGCGAATGGCGACGTTTCGGCGGTCGCCGCGCAAGTTCAAGCTCTTGTGGCTGAATATGAAACCTCCTACACCTTCTCGATGGCCACCGCCGGCGGCGCCACCGCCAAGGTCGATCCGCTGACGAAAGAATGCCGCAGCCTGGCCCGCAATTGGATCAGCAACAAACTGCGCGAGAAGGGTATCACGCTCAAGGCCTACAAAGAGGCCAACGGCGAGGATGCGATCGAGAACAAGGTCATGGAACTGGCCGATCATCCCTCGATCATCGAGGCCGCGAAAAAAGCCCTCAAGGCGCGCGCCAACATGGCCGATCTGGGTGAGATTTCCTGATGATCTTCAGGCGGCGGTAATCCTCCGCGCCGCCTGATTGGCAGCCCCTGCTTTCTAGGCGAGTGGGGGCTGCCGCTTTCTTGTGGGTGTCGCGGCTGTGCGAGAACGATCGGGCGTAGAAGCACTGATCTAGTATGCGGAGCGCTTCTGACGCGGCATCCTCAAGAGAGCGGTAGGTTCGGATGCTTACGAGACGCCGCTCTCACCATCGCATCAAGGGGAACAGTATGCGCACACCTTCTTTTCCGAACGTCACTGTCGTCGGTATGCACTTTCGCGGCGACTACGCGAAAGCCGCCGTTGAGTCGATGGAGCCGGGCTGCCTTCTTCAGCTCGAGCGGGAGCCCGACAACCGCTTCGACAGCTTTGCTATCAAAGTCCTCTACAACGATCAGCATATCGGGTATCTCGAAGCCCGCCAAGCCTGCTTCATCGCGCCGTGGATGGACGAGGGCAACGATTTCACCGTCGAAGTCACTTCGCTCGAACAGCGCAAGAACAACCTCCACCCTATCGTCAACGTGATGCCTGTCTGATGAGCTCCTTTCCGCTCATCGACTTGCTATATCGGGCGGCTAACGCCGAGTTCGGCATCATCGTCGAAACCTCGGACGTTGAGCGGCTTCGCCAAAAACTCTACACCGAGCGGAAGAAAGACCCAGCTCTCGCTAACATTTCCATCAACGTCTCGAGGACGCAACCCGAAACTCAACTATGGATCGTGAAGAAATGAAAGCAGATATTCACAAACACACGCTGAACCTCCGAATGGGCGATTGGGATTACCTCGAGAGTTTGTTCAAGCCGAACGGCATCGCGACGTCTGTTGCCGTTCGCACCATCGTCAGTAACTACGTGGACAAAAAGCGCCTCGAGGAGCAGCGCACGGTGCCCTTCACGGCTAGTAATTTGGGGGAACTATGAGCGACATTACTGAGCTTTTCATGCGCGACCCGCTGAAGCTAACGGATACGGATATTTCCGGTATCATTCAGTATTATCGGGACAACCGCAAACTCTTCAACGCGCCTGTTGCGGCGGCAAAGCCCACGGCGGCGAAGAAAGTCGATCCTCGACTGTCCGGGTTGAAAATCGACTTGGAGTTGTGATGCGACAGTATCTCATCGAGCGGCGAGACCGCGACAACCACCGCCTTATCAGCCAGACGCTGGTTTGGGCTCGAGATGAGGCCGAGGCACTCCGTAACGCCGGCGACCTGCAGCCCCTGAGCAATTTGGAATACCATCGCGTCGCCCTCATTCAGGAATAACCCATGCAGAAACGCTCTTTCAAAGATGGCAAGCAATTTGCCTGGGATGCCACGTCGATTGAACTCGCGCAGACGTGTTTGCGGAAATACTATTACAGCATGATCCGCTGTGTTAAGCCGCGCACACAGTCCGTTCATCTTCTTTTCGGCGGCATCTACGCTTCGGCGCTGCAGCACTTCTACATCTTTCGTTTCGCGGGAGATGAGATCGACGTGGCACTCGGAAAAGTTGTCCGCCAAGCCCTGGTAGACTCGTGGGATTTCGACGCAGGCCACCCGAGGGTTTTTGATGATCCGAAAAAGACTCGGGCCGCGCTGATCCGCACCATCGTCTGGTATGTGGAACAATTCGGGATTGAGTCCGAAGACGGCCTGCAAACCTACCAGCTTCAGTCTGGCAAACCTGCCGTCGAGCTTTCCTTCACCGTCGAGCTGACCGATGATATTCTTCTTTGTGGCCACCTCGATCGCGTCGTGACGATGGGAGATCATTTATATGTGATGGACCAAAAGGCGCAGCCATTAACCGCAAAAGTGCTAACACTAACTGGTTGGCGGGAAATCGGCGCTCTTCATATGGGAGATTTGATCGCCACGCAATCTGGCGAATTTGTTCCAGTATCTGCGTTGCATCCAAAAGGAATGACTAAGGTTTATCGTGTATTTTTCAATGATAAAACTCACGTCGATTGTGCCGAGGATCATCTGTGGAATGTGGCAACGCAGTTTAATTCCTCATTCAAAACCATACCATTTACAGAAATTTTGCATAAAAAGCCGCATATAAAATATCATGTGCCGCTTTGCTCTCCTATTCAGCATTCAGAAATTGAGTTGCCGCTGCATCCTTACCTTCTCGGCGTTCTTCTTGGCGATGGTTATCTGGCAGGCAATTCCATTCAATTATCTTCCACCAAAACTTGGTTGGTAGACCGCGTGCTTGAGTTGTTGCCTCCCGGCGAGAAAATGAAAAAGGCATCTATTTACAATAATTCGTGGACCATTTCAGGTGGAGTTACGTTGTCGGCTATAAGAAAACTTGGCCTCTATGGCCATAAATCTTACACAAAATTTGTGCCGGATATTTATATGTTTAGTTCGCCCGAACAACGGCGAGCCCTCCTCGATGGCCTTCTAGACACCGACGGGAGCTGGAATGGCAAACATCGAATTTTTGATAGTAATTCTTTGCGACTAGCTCGAGCCGTTTGTGAGCTAACTCGCTCTCTCGGAGGAACGGCACGTTATCGTGATCGTGGAGATACGGCATGGCGCGTAAGTCTGAGACTACCGGACTTGCCTGCGGGAGTAGGAAAACGATATATCACTGCTATAAAGCAGCAAGAAAATGCCGAGACTATGTGTATCAGTGTGGACCATCCTTCGGGGCTCTACATCACGGAAAATCATACAGTTACACATAATACGACTGGCGGCACGGTCGGCACTTACTACTTCAACCAATTCTCCCCGCACAACCAAATGTCCGGTTACAGCTTCGCGGGACAGGCCGTTCTTCGCGCGCCTATCCGCGGCGTTATCATCGACGCCGCCCAGATTGCCGTTAACTTCACACGCTTCGAGCGTGGTATCACCACGCGGTCAAAAGACCAGCTTCTGGAATGGCGGGAGTCGGCTCTCGATACTATCGAACGCGCTCGGCACGCCAGCGAAGTCGATAAGTGGCCGATGAACGCGGCCTCGTGTGGGAACTACGGCGGGTGCCCATTCCGCTCAATCTGCGCGAGCGCGCCGCAAGTCCGCGAGAACTATCTCAAATCGGATTTCGTCGAGCATATCTGGGATCCCCTGGAGGCACGCTGATGGGCCGCACGATAGTTACATCAGCTCGGGCGTATTGGAAAGACAACCAGTCCCGCTATCCTTTCCAAACCACTGCTCCGATAAATGATCCAAGCCCACACGACTTCGACGCCGCGCATATCCTCTTCAGCGACTTTATCGTTTGTCCTTTCGATGGAGTGGCGTATTGGGGCTTCGAGCACGCGGCCGATTTGGAAATGTTTCTTGCCAGGAAAAAGCCATGACCTCCGCCACGAACCACAAAACCTCAGACTTCGTGAAACTTCTTTTCATCGGCAACTCCGGCGCCGGAAAAACAGGCGCCCTTACCTCCCTCGTCAAAGCCGGTTACGAGCTCCGTATCATCGACCTCGACAGCGGCCTCGACGCCCTCATCAACCACGTCATCGAGGCCGATCCGAAACTTCTCTCGAAGATCGAGTATCAGACCTTCCGCGACAAGATGAAAATGACTTCGATAGGGCCACAAGTATCGGGCTCGCCGAAAGCCTACGTCAATACTCTGACGGCGCTTGAGCGGTGGCCCGACGATCAATCGGACCCTGCCGCCTGGGGCGCCAAGAAAATCCTCGTTATCGACTCGATGACAAACCTTGGCCGCGCAGCCTTTCTGTGGGCGAAAGCCGCCAACCCCTCCTCGAAAGACCCGCGACAGTGGTTTAAGACCGCCCAGGACCTGATCGAAGACCTCATCGCCAACGTCACCTCCGACGCTTTCGAGACGAACGTGATTATCATTTCTCACGTCGAACTCGTCACGATGAATGACAATTCAGTCAAGGGCTTCGCCTCCTCTATCGGCAAGGCCCTCGGCCCGAAAATTCCCCGCTTCTTCAATACGCTGCTTCTGTCAGAAACAGCCGGCAGTGGCAAGACCGTAAAGCGGCGGATTAAGACCTACCCAACCTCGATGATCGACCTCAAGAACCCTGCCCCGATGCGTATCGAGGCCGAGTATCCGATCGAAACGGGGTTGGCCGACCTGTTCAGGCTTCTCAAAGCCTGACAACCATCGCGCCTTTTAATGCCTGATGAGGTTAATTCCGAGGGACGCTTCGGGGCGCGAACTCATCTAAACCAGCGGGACGCCGCTTTCTCAGGAGACGAAAATGAACTTTTCGCAAGCACTTACTACGAAACTCGAGGACATCAAGCGCCCGCCCGTGATGCCGGTTGGCAACTACGCGTGGCTGGTGACGAAGCACCCCGAACTCGACGCCATCGAAAGCCAGAAGAACGGGATCACCTACGACCGCGTGACTTTCCTTCTCAGCTGCGTTTCGGCGTCGGACGACGTTGATACAGACGATCTGGCCGAATACGGCAACGTCCAGGGGCAAATCCAGCGCAAAGTGTTCATGTTCGCGAACGGCGACGAGAACAAGGCCAACTACGACCGCACGATGTTCGACCTGCGGCGGTTCCTCGGCCACCTCGGCGTTGACGAGTCGCTGTCGTTGGGCGAGGCGCTCGCTGCCTCCGTCAACCAGCAGTGCCTCGGCGAGCTGAAGCACCGCCCGGACCCGTCGAACCCCGAGATCATCTACGCGGAAATCGGGCGGACTTCTGGGCTGTGATATGAAGTTGGAGGGGCCATTCTCGGCCCCTTCATTTATATTTTGGAGGGACCGATGAAAGATTACGAAGGACTACAGACGGTGCTGAATTTGGCCCTCTCCCAGGCGGCGGAAGGTAAAGGCAAACAGCGCCACGCGAACGATCTTCCGTTCTCGCAGCAACCGTTGATGCAGATCAGCCGGATGGTCGGCCCCGGCTTTCCGCTCGGCCAGGCTATCAAGAAATCACAAGAAGCGTTTGGAATGCTCGGGCGCCGTCAGCGGCAAGCTGCACAGGCTGAGCTTCTCGGCGCCATCAACTACCTCGCCGCCGCCTACCTTTTGATTGAGGAAAAATCCAAATGACCTCTGGCGTTTTTACTTCCATCGCCATCGCTTCCGTCATAGTCAACCGCGACGAGCGGCAGCGGAAAAATCTCGACCACATCGAAGAGCTCGCAGCGTCGATCAAAGAAAACGGCCTTATCAACCCTATCGTTATCACCCGAGATGGGATACTCGTTGCCGGGGAACGCCGCCTCACCGCGCATAAGATGCTCGGTTACGAGTTTATCTCGGCCCAATTCATCGACGACCTCGAGCCGCTGCAACTCCACCTGATCGAGCTGGAAGAAAACGTGCGCCGCGATGATCTCTCGTGGCAGGATCACGTCAACGCGGTAGCTACTTACCACACGTTGAAACTCCAATCCGAGCCGAAGTGGTCGCAAGACCAAACCGCCGATGCACTGAATATGAGCAAAACCCACGTCAGCCGCCACCTGATGGTTAAGCAGGCGATGGATGAGGGCGTGCCGGAAGTGCGTGACGCGCAGAAACTTTCCGTCGCCGCCAACTTCGCACAGCGGTTGCAAGAACGGCGCAAGACAGCAGTCTTACGCGAACTCCGTCAGGAGAGTCAGCCGGCGCCAGCGAAGTCAGCCGATGAACCGGAACTCAATCTCGAGGCGCCCTCGATCCAATCCGTCACGCGCTACGCAGAAATCCTCAACACCAACTTCACTGATTGGGCCAAGGAAGTCCGAGACCAGCCTTACAACCTCGTCCATTGCGACTTCCCCTACGGGATCAACGCGGGAGACACGTCAGGCCAATCCGGCGCCAAAACTATGGGCGGCTACGACGACAAGCCGGAAGTCTACTTCAACCTGCTGAAAACCCTTGTCACCATGCAGGACCGTTTCATCGCACCTTCGGCTCACCTGATCTTCTGGTATTCGATGAAATTCTACGGCGACACGGTGCAAATTCTTCGCGAGGCCGGATGGCGCGTGGACGACTTCCCGCTCGTCTGGTTGCGTAGCGACAACAGCGGAATTATCCCCGACCCGAACCGCGGCCCTCGGCGGGTTTACGAAACCGCCCTCTTCTGTGTCCGCGGCGATCGTAAGGTAGTCAAGCCGATAGGAAACGCCGTCGCAGCCGCTACGACGAAAAACTTCCACATGAGTGAGAAACCGACGCTAATGCTCGAGCACTTTTTCCGCATGGTTGTGGACGAAACGACTGTGATGCTCGACCCTACCTGCGGCTCGGGTAACGCTGTGAAGGTGGCCGAGGCGCTCGGCGCGAATTGGTCCACCGGCCTTGAACTCGATCCAGATTTCGCGGCGCGGGCTAAGACGAACCTCGATCTGGACTGAAGAAAGAAATTGACTATAAGTAGGTATGGTTGTATCCTTAAGGGGAACGGCCATACCAACTGAAGGGGGACACTATGCACAAACCTGTTATGATTGTTGGTGAGGCTTGGGGCGAGGAAGAAGAACGACAGGGGAAACCGTTTTGCGGCCCATCCGGCGGGCTGCTTTTCGGTCTCATGACCCAGGCTGGTATTTCACGCGACGACACCTATCTGACAAACGTCTTCAACCTCCGCCCTCGAGCGAATAATATCGACAACCTCTGCACGGACAAGGCGGACGCCCTCGAAGGCTACCGCCCGTTGCGCACTTCGCCGACGAAGTATGTCGATAAGAAATATGCCCCAGAACTCGCCCGCCTTCACGACGAGATCGAGCGTGTCCGCCCGAACGTAATAGTCGCCCTCGGCAACACAGCGCTATGGGCACTCGCGAAAAAGGTCGGCGTGAAAAAGTATCGTGGCAGCCCCCTCATGTCCCACGACGCGATGTGGAAAATCCTTCCGACCTGGCATCCATCCGCCATTCTCCGTCAGTGGGAACTCCGCATGATCGTCCTCGCGGATTTGATGAAGGCGCGAGCGGAGTCAGCTTTCCCAGAACTGCGTCGCCCATCTCACTACATCTACATGGAGCCCTCTCTCCAGGACATTGCCGATTTTTGGCACAAATACCTTGATGCTACACCCTACGTTTCAGTTGATATTGAAACAAAGGGCGGGCAGATTACTGAAGTCGGCGTCGGCACGGCAGACGGTAAGCACGCGATGGTCATTCCCTTCTGGTCGCGCGAGAAGACTTCGGGGAACTATTGGCCGACGCTTGAGGACGAGCTTACTGCGTGGGCGTGGGTCCGCAAAATCCTCCGCGAGAAAGGTTCCCTCGGCCAGAACTTCCAATACGATATGCAGTATTTCTGGCGCGTAGCTCACATGGGTTGCCCGAAATTCATAGGCGACACGATGCTTCTGCATCACAGCCTGCAGCCGGAACTTGAAAAAGGCCTCGGCTTTCTCGGGTCGATCTACACCAACGAGCCCTCGTGGAAATTCATGCGGCAAGATCACTCGACGATGAAGCGGGAGGACGACTGATGATTTACGTCGCATCACCATACAGCCATCCTGATGAAGCTGTTCGTGAGAAGCGCTACCTCGCTGCTTTCAATTACTGCGCCGCCCAGCTTATCAACGGTCTCGTGGTTTTCAGCCCGATCGTTTATGGCCATCTTTTCTCTACTCGTTTTGGCATAGCCGGTGACTACCTCACATGGCAGCGCTTCAACGACGAAATGCTTCTCGCCTGCAACGAAATCCACATTCTCTGCCTTCCAGGCTGGAAAGAGTCAAAAGGCGTAGCGCACGAACTAGCGCTTGCCGCCCAATACAACATCGGCTTGAGGATTGGGAATTATGAAGATATTTGATACTGCCAACTTGACTGAAGAAGCTATGCGGTTTCTTTCCCCGAACGAGGCGGCTTGGATTTACAACGGCCTCGACGTTTGTGTGACCGCCGAGATATACAAGGAGTTGATGAAGCAGCTCGCCGACGAGCCGCCGAACGTCCGTGAGACGTATGAAACGGCGCTCGCAAAACTCGCCCCGATCATGGAAATGTCAGTCCGCGGAACATTGATTGATGAAACCGCGCGGCAGAAAACCATCGTGGAACTTGAGAAAGATCGGGATGAACTGGACGGAAAGTTCCAGCGTATCATGCGCGAGGCTTTCGGCAGTGAGTTGAACTGGCGCTCCCCCACGCAGTTGAAAAATCTATTCTACGGCACCCTCGGGCTCAAAGAAATTAAGAAACGTAATACTATGGGGATTTTCGCGCCGACAGTAAATCAAGAAGCCCTGGAGTCCTTCCAGCAGTATTTCTACGCCGCCCCGCTCGCCAGGATGATCCTTATCATGCGCGATCTGCATAAGCAGGTATCCTTTCTCAAAACCGATATCGACAAAGACCAACGCATCCGCACGAACTACAATATCGCCGGAACTAACACCGGCAGGCTCGCATCGTCGATGAACGATTTCGGGACTGGGACGAATTTGCAAAACGTTAACAGAAAACTTCGCTACCCATTCGTCGCAGACCCCGGAATGTATATGGTCAACGTGGACCTCGAGCAGGCCGATGGGCGCAACGTAGGCGCGACGTGTTGGAATCTTTTCTACGAGTCGCACGGGCCAGAGTTCGCGGGCGCCTACCTCGATGCGTGCGAGGGAGGCGACCTTCACACTACCGTTTGCAATATGACCTGGCCCGAGCTTGCGTGGCCGGAAGACAAAAAGTTGTGGAAGAAATTCTGCGACAGCCTCATCGCGCACGGGCAGGACAGCTACCGGCAGCTTGCGAAGAAGTTGGGCCACGGCACGAATTACTACGGCACTCCACGAACAATGGCAAAACACGCTCACGTGCCGACGAAGATCATTGAGAATTTCCAAGCCCGCTACTTCGGCAAGTTCCTCGCAATCCAAGAATGGCACAGGAAGACCATTTCGCTGATTGAAGAAACAGGAACGATCACAACGCCGTTCGGGCGGCGCCGCATGTTCTTTGGGCGCGGGAATGACGCCGCAACGCATCGCAAGGCCATTGCATACGGCCCTCAATCAATGACCGGCGAACAAATCGACCGGGGCTTGCTTGCAGTCTGGCGTAAGTATCCCCAAGTCCAGTTGCTTAACCAAGTCCACGACTCTATTCTTTTCCAAGTCCCATTCAGTGAGGCCGCGGATTTGGTCCCGGAAATCCTCGAAACGATGAAAGTCACGCTTGAGCTAAAAGGCGGGCGAAAGTTCTACGTGCCACTCGAAGCCGCCGGAGGCTGGAATTGGGGCTACGTTACAACGTGGTCTAAGGACGATTTTCTCGAGGGGAAATGCCGCGAGGATCGGGTCGGGAAGATCAAAGGCAACCCCCACGGCCTCGCAAAATGGAAGGGCAAGGAAGAGCGGCAGCGGCCTAATCCAACTACGAGATTGCGGGATTATTTCTAATGCGCCCGGACTGGATTGACGGATTTCTACAACTTACGGAAAATACCTCCTCACCAAGTATTTTCCGTAAATGGGCTGCGATAAGCACTATTGCCGGCGCCCTCGAGCGGAAGGTTTGGGTCCGAACACTCGGATCAAATCTTTATCCGAATATGTATGTAGTGCTCGTCGCCCCTCCCGGCGTCGGGAAAACGGAAGTAACTTGGCGAGTCCGAAAGCTGTGGGAAAGCCTCGAGGATCACTTCATCGCGGCCACGTCAGTGACGAAGGCATCACTCATCGACGAGCTGAATGATGCTAATCGCCGCTGGATAACTGGTGTGATAGAAAACCCCGTCGAGCATTTCAATTCCCTTTTGCTCTGCATCAACGAACTCGGTGTTCTTCTTCCGTCTTACGAGAATGAGTTCATGAACACCCTCACCGATTTGTGGGATTGCAAGCACTACAGCGAGCGGCGCCGGGTCAGCAAGATCGAGATCGACATCGACAAGCCACAACTTAATTTGCTGGCGGCTTGCACTCCGAGTTACTTGATGAATATCCTTCCTGAGGGGGCATGGGATCAGGGCTTTCTATCGCGGACGATGCTGATCTATTCCGGCGACCGCCAGCTGCGTTCGTTGTTCAGTGATACGGTGGAAAATTCGGAACTGCACGAGGCGCTCGAGGCGCAGCTTGCAACTATCGCTAATATCTACGGGGAGATAAAGTTTTCACCGGAGGCCGCGAAACTCGTGGATGATTTCCACATGCGAGATGGCCGACCGAAGCCCGATCACCCGAAATTAATTTCTTATAACATTCGCCGCACAGTGCACCTTCTCAAACTTTGCATCGTCGCGGCAGTCAGTAAGTCAGATCAGCGCCTTATCCATGCTGAGGATTTCCACAGGGCATTCGATTGGCTGGTGGAAGCGGAGCGGCAGATGCCGGATATATTCAAGGCGATGGCCCAGGGCGGCGCCGGGAAAATCATGGAGGAAGCGTGGTATTACGTCTATACCACCTACTCCCGCGAGCAACAGCCGGTGTTAAAACACCGCTTAATTCAATTCCTGCAAGAGCGAGTTCCCGTTCACAGTATCGAAACAACGATCCAGATGATGGAGCAGGGGAAAATGATTGAGCAGCGCCTCACGGCTGGAGGCGCTGCTCATATTCCACTCGGCAAGCGTGGTGGCGGTTAACGGCGGAAGTCTCGGTTATTCTCGAGATTTGCGACTGTTCCCGCCAGCAGAGTCTTAGCGGCGCGCATCACATCTGCACCCCCGCCCACGAATAGCTACCACGCCGCCAGCCTCAGCCAAAACACCGCGAGCCACACACAGATCAGGACGGCTCACCAATCGCAGGCACATAAACTAGTCCTATCGGCCCGCCCGCAGCAATGCACGACAGACCAGAGGCATTCGAAATAATCGCAATCCACTCGCCGCCCGGCGATATGAATATCTCCGTAACCCGCGATCCGTCAGCGTCGAGCCCGGAAAACACTCGGCGCATATCCCGAGCCGCAATACCGTCGTGCAGATCGGGCGTGGAAAAGCACTCCTGCGCCGCAGCTGGGCTTGCCGTCATCATCAGAGCTAGTGCCACCCGTTTCATTGTTCGGCCCCCCGCAGGATTTCATCAACCGCAATCAGCCGCGCCGCCGTGCAGCGATATGCCTGCGCCAGACCAACCACTGCATCACTGTAGGCGCCTTCGGTTGTGGCGCGCGCCAATGTCGGCGCTGGGCATGGCCTGCGAAGATTGTCCGGCACGCTGACCGGCAACAGCGCCACGCGCGGCTCACTGGCGCACGATGCGATCAGCGGCAGCGCCAGAAGCGCGCAGTAGCGGTGATAGCGGCGCATCTCTGCCCTCCATTTGCATCAGCCCTTCGATTTCCGCCGCGCTGGCAGCAAGCTCTGCTTCCATGCGCGCCAAGTGTGCCCGGTTGACAGCATTGGCCTCAGCGGCCTGTTCTGCGGCCCGGGTGAGTGTCATCACAGATGCCCGCGCGGTTTCCAACTGCCCCGCAAGCCTCACAGCCCGCGACTGTTGCCACCACGCATAGGCGCCCAACGCCACCGCCACGGCGGCTACACCAGCAAGCAGGTAGCGCTGTATCATCGCGATGATCATACCCATGCTCGCACCCGTGCGCGGTGCTGCGCATCCGTCAGCCGATATTTCGGGTCCATGAACTCTTCGGCGCGCGTGATCCAGCCGCCCTTGCCGCCGTCGCGCCTGCGTGCGTATTTGCGACTGGCCGGGCGGGCATCGCCAATCGCGTAGTAGAAGGCCCGGCGCGCTTCGCCATATGCGTTCACCAAGTCTGGCGCCCAACCGCGAACGTCAAAGTCGTGGTGTGCCGCCCTGATGGTTTGCGGGCCAAGAACCCCGTCCACCGAAACGCGGCCTTCACGCGCGTTTAGCAGCTTCTGCAAAATGCGGATCGCGTTGCTTCCGGCGTTGACATACATATCGAACACCGGCGCTTGCAGCGGTCCCGGCAGCAGGTCTATCTGCGGACCCTTGAAATAGTGGTCGATGAAAATCTGTTCTGCCAGATCGGCATCGACAAGCCGCACGTCCGCCTCATCCACCAGCCCGTCGCGGTTCAGGTCCAGCCCGAGGCGGCGCATGGTGCCGATGGTCACGCCGAAGTTGGTGGCACCGCCTGGGTCGCTTGGATCGTTCACGAATCCGCCTTCGCGCTCCACGATGCCTTGCGCGATTTCTCGAACAGTCTTCATCACTTGCCCCCTATCTGTTTGGACCATGCATCGAACCCGAACGCAGCACCGGCGATGGTGTAGGTATAGAGTGCCATAAACTTCGCCATTTCCATAGCCTCCGGACTACGCACTGCCCAGAACACCAGTCCCCAATGCAGCACCAGCCCGGCCACTGCCACCTCGCGCTTGAATGTCTTCGGAGTTGGTTCGGTGGCCATCATCGCCCCCCGCCACTCAAGATGGCATCGCGCAGCAGCCGGTTGGTTTCCGCTTGCCCTTCCAACAGCCGCGCCACATCGCGTTGCAGCGCGGAGAGCGTCGAGCGGTCACTTGCACTCGACGTTTCAAGTGATCGCATCCGGGCATCCTGTGCCGTTAGTGCCGCTTTTTGTGCAATGAGTTCAGCGGCGTTTTGGGCCACTGTCGTTGTCAAACTGTTGATCGTGACCCTGAACTGCCCATATGCGGCAGTCATGGCAATAGCCAAGCCAGCCAAGTAAATCAGCACGTTCCAATTCATCGTCGGATCGAATTTTAAGCTCATATTCCAGCCCTCAGCCACCGATCTTGAAGTTCCGCCAGACAACCACGGCATAAATCAGCGCCACGGTTGACAGGCCCATGAACCACCCGCCAGACCACAGCGCCGCTGCGAGAGCAACGCCCGCGCCCTTCGTGATGATCATGGCAGGGACTAATCCAAACCGGTCAATGAACCACGCGATCACCGGGTTTGCCTCGCGGCCTTTGCCGGATTGCAGCGCCCGCAGCGTGCTGAACCCGTCGAGCACCTGCATCAGGATTGCAGCGACGAATGCGCTATCAAGAGCAGTCATGTGGCCTCCTAGGCTATGTCGTCGGTAATCTGCACGACGATGTTGGTGTTATTTGGGAACGTCACAGTGACCCCCGCCGATACTGTAACCTCAAACTCCGCATAAAACACCCCCGCAGTGTCGGTGTCGCCCGACGCCCAATCGTAAAACAACACGCCGTCAGTCGGAGTGTATGCGGTTTCAACTCCGTCAATAGTGTAGGTGCCATCGGCCACGGTTGCCGTCTGGCGGTTGACTTTGACAGTGCCGTCTGCGTCTCGCATCGAGAACACCGCCGCCAGTCCAGTCAAATCAAGCACAGGGCTTGTCTGCCAGAAGATCGACGGCGCCCGGTCATTTTGTTTGATATAGAACGTTTCTGTCATCATGCACTCCTGAGGAATATCCCACCACGCGGGCCACCGCCGATCAAGGCGCCCCCACGCGGTCCTGTAAGAACCTGTCCGCCCCTTACCGACCCGGACAACGCACCTTGTGTCAGAACGACTGCGCCAATCGAAATAGTCGGCGTAAGTGCCGCGATGGTAATGACCGCAGACGGCACCGCCACACTGGCCCCAGAAGACACTACGGGCGCGAGCGAAGTCACGTTGATATTCGCCACCGGCACAATGATGGTCTTGCCTGCGCTGATCGTAGGCGCCAGTGCCGTAATTGCCATCGCTGCGACAGGGACAGTGACAGAAGCGCCCGTGGTAACACTTGGCGCCAAGGCGGCGACAGCAACGGTCGCAGACGGAACCGACACCGACGCCCCTGCCGATACGCTGGGCACCAAAGCGGCAATTACGATATTTGCCGCCGGAACATTGATCGTGACGCCGCTGCCCGCCGAAATCGTTGGTGCAAGCGCCGTGATGGTAATGCTCGCCGCAGGAACTGCAACAGTCTTTCCCGCGCTGATCTGCGGCACAAGGGCCGTCACGTTAATCGTCGCGGCTGGAACGGATATAGAAGCACCAGTCGAAACGGACGGCGCCAGCGCCGAAATCGCAATTACCGAGGCAGGAACATCGACTACCACGCCGCTGCCCGCCGTCACTGTTGGGGCCAGCGCAGAGATCGTAATTGTTGCCGATGGGACGATTACCGCTGCCCCAGAACTGATCTGCGGAACCAGGGCTTCGACGGTGATCTGCGTCGCCGGCACTTGAACAGAGGCGCCTGCTGACACATTCGGCGCGAGAGCGGCAATCGACACAACGGCACTCGGAACCGCCACCGAAGCACCGGCAGAGACAACCGGAGCTAAAGCCGCAACGCTGATTGTCGCCGCCGGGACAGCGACAGTTTTTCCCGTCGCGATAGCTGGCGCCAACGCTGCGATAGTTATGGTAGACGCGGGAACGTTAATTGTTGCGCCGCCTGCCTCAGCCGCCGAAAACACCAGCACCCCAACGATGCCCTCATTACCAGAGCCGTTCGAGGTGATCGTGGCGGTCTTGACGCCGCTTGCCTGCCCGCTGGCCTGCATTGCGAAGGTATGTGTGAGAGCGTTGCTAGCACCGATGAAGTTGGTATGCGCATCAGTGTGCGGGTCAAAACTAATGGTGCTTGGGATACTCCCCCCGGAACTGTTGCGGCATCCGCCGATTGCAATCGAGAACAGATCGCTGCCGGAAACGCTGTCAGTATCGCCGCTGTTCAGCCCGCTCCAGTCCGCCGTGCCGCTGTGCGCCGCGGCAAACGCCTCAAAGGCCCAGTCATAGGCACCATCGGCTTGGACCTGCAGCACCGATTGCCGCCGGGTGTTCGTCGTGCCGTCCGAGAACGAGACGATAGTATTCTCACCGGTTGGACCTGCCGTGCGCTGCCAGACCGACAGCGAATGGCGCGCATTTGCATCGCCAAGTTCCTGATCGACGGCAAACCTCTTGACCCAGGTGCCGCCGTCATCGTCGCTCACCGCATGCGCGGCGCTGCCTGTCCCCGAACGCTCGCTGACGACCGCCAGCACCAGCGCATCCGCCGCCATGAAGTATGTCTTGCTCAGCGGATTGGCGGTGCCGGTGGCTGTGTCTGACAGTGCGAGCGTGAAGGTCGTCACAGGGGTTTACTCCACAGCCGCCGCAAGGCCCACGTTGTGCGCCTCGATCTCGGCCAGCAGCGCCTTGATCGTGTCGCGCGTGCCAACGCCGCTGGCGGGCATATCCACGATCCTGACGGCCTCCTTGCGGCGCAGATCGACAACCAGCGCCACCAGGCCGACAGAATCGCCCGCCCCATTGGTCTTGGGTTTCATCTGCAGAAGTTTCATTTCAGTGTCCTCTTTTTGAAGGGTGTCGCCACCCGGTTGATTTTGCAGTCTATCATGTGGCTCAGCACGACCGACTGCGCCTCGCGGTAAACCGTCTCGCTGCCCCAGAGCTCCGGCACAAAGGCGCGCTGCCCGATCAGCGCCACGTCAGGCAACCACTCGGGCACATGCGCCGTGCCGACCTCGCCGTGGTTGCGCGCCAGCAGCCGCACCGTGATCATGCCCGGAACAGGGGTTGGCAGCATTACGCCACCACGAACGAGAAGATACCGCTGGCATTCCACGTCACCAGAAAGGCGGTGCCGTCGCCAGCCGACTGCGAACCTTCGAAGTCGATGTAGGCAACTGGCGGATCATCAGCATCGGTATCATTGTAGATCAGCGCATAGGACGCGGTAATCGAGCCGCCCGAGGCATTCCAGGTCACATTATCCGCGTCAAACGTGGCGTCATTCGTCGTCGCCACCGCAATAGCGACGTTGGCCAGCGCCTTGGTATCCTGCGTATAGCCGTTCGCGGTCGCAACCTGCGTAGCGCCTGTTTCAGCCGCCGCCTTCGTGGTATCCGCAGCCGTGAAGGTAAACGCCGTATAGAGGTTGATCTTGTAGGTATCCGCCACAACATTCGCGCCACTCGCGAAGCGTTGCGCGGTATGGTCGTAAAGGGTTATTGTTGCCATTTTCAGTCTCCTTGTTGATCTGGATCAGGCCCTTCGCCATAGCGATTAAGCCCTCGGTTCATACGCAGCACGTCTGCATCACGCGCCGCGCGGCAGTGTTCGCGCCCCAAAGGACGCATCAGGCGGTTAAGCAACGCCTCTCGCCGCCGCCATTTTGCCACCCAAACCGAGGCATCTGCGGCTTCCGGTGCCATCCAAGGCGGGTGCGCGTCCATGTAGGTGCGTGCGCTCAGGGTTTGATACATGGACCCGCGATAGATAGTGGCGTTGATTACCCGCGATACCAACGAGAACACCACAAACCCGACCTCATAAAGGACGTGGCCGAGTTGTCGTAGGGGTGGGCGGCGGCGGCTCATGCGCGCACCTGCATCGCCGCTTGGAACAGCGTGTCCATTTGCTCATCGGTGTAATTCAGCAGATAAGCGAAAAACATCATGTTCTCGCTATCCCTGCGCCAGTCAGCGGCGTCGTTGATGATAACTTTCTGCGCCCATGTCGCATAGGTATCACGCCACGCCTCAACCTCAGCCCAGGCGGCTTCTCCGAGCGCCAGCTTGCCCTGCATCGGCGTGCAGACCATGCGCGCGCGTTCACGGGCCAGCTCTGCCACGGGATCGACTTCCGGTAGTTCCCCCGGCAATGCTTCGCGAATGACCTTAACACCGTCTTCCCAGACTAGGATTTTGCTCACATTACGATCCTCCTGCGGTAAAGACGCATTGTTCCGGCATCACTATTGGAACCCCAACTGAAACGAGCCTTGCCAATAATTTGCTGTGTCGTATCTGCCACCTCAAAAGTGCTGGCGCCGTCAATAGCCAGATTGATTGTCGAGCCATTTTCAGCCCAAGGCTCAAAAACCTCTATCGCATGCCGCCTGGATGATACTCCCGCGAACGGAAACAGCCAGCCACCCGAGCCATTGGCGCCCGAGCTTACGTTACCCGTATACGTCAAAACAGTTGTATAGGCCGCATCTGTTTGTCGATACATTTCAATGGTGAGTCCCAATACCGCAGTGGCGCTAAGAGAAAGCACTCGGACCGCATATTCATACCCCGCCACAAAAGCCGGCGTCTCAACAGCAGTAACCGCGCCATCTATAGCGAAGTCGTAGAATTTGCCGATAGCTCCATCACCAACATTCGCCATGTCATAGGGGTGCCACGCGGCTTGATCAACAGGCGCGCCGGTGGCAAATTCGGCAATCGCGACGGGGTTATCCCGAAGAGCCTGCACCGTGGTTGCAAACGGCTTTGCTCCAACTGCCACAAGCGCATTGCTGATTGTAGTCCAAGCCATTAAAGCCACCTCACATTAACTGCATCGCCGAAGTTGTCGTTTCCGTCATCATCGCACCAGACCCCTGTTTCTGCAATTGGTGCGGTATCACTATCAGCCACCCACGCCCAGAGTATCCCGGCGCTTTCGTTATCCTCTGCGACAAAGCGATAAACACCGCCCTGCGTCACCGTTTCTGCCGAAGTAATCAGCCATGGCGTCGTTTTCTCAAGCCCGGTGAAATCCACCAGCATGAAATGCGTCAGGTTCACAATGTCACCGGTCCAGACATTTCCAATGTCTTTTGCCGTCAGCGAAAACGTCAGATGCTTCCGAACGTCCTTAAAGCGTTGCAGATAGGTATTCGCAAGCGATGCCGCGATCACTGCGGTATTCACCCACCGGCAGAATATCTGCTTCAGTTTCGGTTCGCCGTATTGCTGCTCCTTGTTAACGTCGATGAAAATCTCGGCGTTAGCATAGCTGAACGGATCGGATACGCTCAAAACCGGGCTGCGTAATCCGTAATAAACGGCTACCTGCGAAGCCCGCGCTTCCGGCTTTTCCACTACACTGAAACTGTCCGCAACGATATTTTCGCTCTGCGTCAGCGTATCTGCGGAAAAGTTTGGCCGCTGCGCCCGGAACAGGATTTCCTGCACCCGCTCATCCCACCATACGTTCGAAAGCCCCTGCTGGCACAGTTCCCCAACCAGCGTTTGAATGCTGACAGGCGAAGCCAGATGTGTCGTGAAGTTGTAAATCTCTCGCCATTCAGAGCCTTCCGCCTGCCATGCTGCCTGATCAATATAAGACGCAGGAATGCCGCCCCATATCACCAGCAGGTCATAGATGATATCCGCCAGCGCGACGGCCTCATACGACAGCACCCGCTGGACCTGATCATTCTGCGCATGCGTTGCCGCCGTAGTTTCGAGTTGCGCCCGTGCGCCGCCGCTGAACGTGATGATGCCCGCCGCTTCCACCCGCGACGTATAACTGACGATTTCCGAACCAATCCGCACTCGACCTGTGGCCGGATAATCTGCCGCGACAGCCCCCGCTACAGTGAACGAGGTTACGCTTGCGTCAATAGCGGCAGACAACGCGCCGGGCGAAAGCGTAGGGGCCGTGGCATCGTTATCCGTCACCAGTCGCAGAATGTCCTTGGCTGTGATCTGCACCGATGAGCGGCCTGCGTCGATCTTTTCAATCGAGTATTCGCGCTTGATCATGTCGGCCAGTTCATCGCCGAAATATCCGTCATAAATGCGCAGCGTGTAGCCGGTATGGAACGGGTTCCGCACCAGCCACTTTGACCAGAAACTTCCGCGCGTGCTCGGGTCGTAGGTGCGATCTGCGAGGTAGGGATCAAATTCTGCGTCGTTGTAGGGGTGATCCTTGATTGCGACCGTCGCCACTGCCCGCAGCCCGAGCGGCGAAATGTTATCGTCGCCCGCGCCGACATTGAGAACGGTCGGCGCAGTATCCACCGAGATCAGCGACGGGATAGCTGTTCCGGGCTGAAACCCAGAAGCGAGAAACCTGTTCGCGGCGGGCGCAACAAACCGGATCGCGATTTCTTCTGACAAGTCAAGCGCCGCGAGAAACTTACAGGTTACGTCCGTATTCCAGCACTTTTCGCCAGTCGCCAAGCACGGCGAGACGCCGAACGTGCGGCTGCAGAGTGGCTGAATAATCTCGACAACCTGAAGAGGTTCGCGCGCGAATGTCATTCCAAGAACCCCGTGACCGGCAGCGAAACCTGCATGAAGTCGCGGATACCCATGTTTTCTGGCTGCGGAACTTGGTCAGTCCAGCACCACGCTACACTCTCCGGCATCTTAGACGGGTTCTGGATCAGGCCAAACGGCGTCTGCGGCAGGGCTTCTGCGAATGCTTTGAAGTTGGCGCGATACCATTCTGCAGTCAGGTGCATCCACGACATTTCGCTTGTTGCCGCCTGCCGCTGGATTGTTCGCCCGAGCCACTGACCGGTTTCCGTAATGCTATGCCGGGTTTCGACCGCCCGGTTCAGCCCGATCGGGCGCACACCGCCGAATACAGGCCGTGACATTTGCAGCGCAGCGCCACCCCGGATGATGCCGATGCTCTTGCCTGTGCCTTCCGAAATCACGATGCGAAATTTCTGCGTCTGATAGGCCACCCCGCCACTGTTCGCCATGATGGCAATTGTCGAGGTATCAGGCACCGACAACCAAGACGTAATGTCATGATACGCTGACGCTACTGGTGCCGTGGTGGTCTTGATATAGGTCGTGACCATCGAGCCAGTTTGAAACTGCGCACCCCAGACGTAAATTCCGCTAGCCCCATCACCATCATAGATAACGCTGGTGCCGTCATGCAATTCTGTGCGCAAGACGCCGGTTACCGTCGCAAGAGCCAAGGCCGTCGCAGAACACCGATACAGGCCATCGCCTATATCTTCGATCACTGCGCCAATACCAGCCGTCTGGTTGAATACCGACCCGTCCGAAAGGTCGAAGACAGCGCCCGCGTCACTGAACGCGCCGTTGTCGCCCCCAAAATTCAGCCTGACGTGCGTTCTTTCTGCCGCCTTGGCGTATATGGAATATGTGTAATATGTGCCAGAAGTCACGGCATATTGTTGCAGCATAAGGTGGGTATTCGCCACCGTGCCATCCTCGACCAATTTGTCGGCGCTGGTCGTGCCGTCAGGCGCCTCAGCCACGTTCGCAGAAATCGTCACGCGGGTTTTAGTCCACGACGCGTTGTCGAAAGTCTCCGACTGCAGCGCGGCGTTGGTGACGGTTTCCGACGAGCCGAACCGGGGCACATAGTCCGTTACAGCCTCAGCAGCCTCGAACTGCGCCCCCCAGAGGTAAAGACCACTGGTGCCGTCGCCGGTATAAGTGATGCTCGTTCCGTCATGCAGCCCAAGTATAAAATTCACGCTCCCCGTCGCAATCGCCTGCGCAGTGATCGAGCACCGATACCAGCCTCCACCGAGGTCTTCCATTACCGCGCCGGCACCTGCTGTTCCGCCAAATATTGTGCCGTTCGAAAGGTTGAAAATGGTGCTTATATCAGGCGACGGGAAAACACCAGTGCTACTACTGAATGCCGGTCGAATATGCGTCCTCTCGCCAGCCTTCGCGTAGACAGATAGTGTGTAATATGTGCCAGAGACTGCCGTAACTGCCTGCACTGTAAAATGAGTATTCGTTGCTGTTGTGTCTTCTACAAGCTTATCTGCAACAACGAAACTACCAAACGCCGCAGGTATCGCCGTGGCATTTTTCGTAATGCTGGCTCTTGTCTTGCCCCAAATACCTTCATTCAAAGCCTCGGACCACAGCGCCATGTTTTTCCAAACCTGCCCCGATAACTGCGCCTTGATCGTGGCGCCCGACAGGTTGTGCGCTGCGATGAATATCGTATCCAGCGGCGCAACCAATCCCGCATCAAGCCCCCACGATGCTACCCCTGCGGGGGCATCCCACCGCTGATTGGTGTAGTCGTTCGCAGCGTAGTCGCCGTTGGTCCCACCTGCCGTCACCGTGCCAGTAAATGGCGCGTAGAGAATGCGCGCGTGGTTCAGGGGATAATTACTACCAAGCGCATAGTCAGAGGTGTAAAGCGTCATACTACCCTCGCGCGCAAGTTGGTGCCATTGCGGCTGGCTTGGTTGAGTTGCTCCGCGAGTTGGCGAATGATGTTGCCTCCAAACCCGAATGGATCGTTTGTAATAGTAAAGTTGAGCGTCTGGGTAGGCGGAGCCGCCTGTGCCGCCGACGATGCGCGGCTGCCTGCGCTACCGGCTGAGGAGGCGCTTCCGCCGCCGCCCTTGATTGCCTGAACCGCATTCATACCGGCGGCGAGGACGCCAACCGCGGCGGGGATTTTAGCATACCACGGAAGAGCGGCATCCGCGAGAACTTGGTTAAAAGCGCGCCAAGCGTTGATAAGTGCCTCTACGGCGGCAAACTTCTTCCCAATCGCCGCCATGCGCTCGTTACCAGTTGCCAGTGCGCTTGCCATGTCCCCGAAGAATTGCCCTGCCTGATCCAGTGCCGAACCGTAACGATACACGTCAAGCTCAGACATTTTATCGGCGTGTTGGCGGTTGAGTTCTTCACTCAAAGCGTAGTATTCTTCCTCGGTGATACGACGTTGCTCAAGGGCCTGGGCGAGAACTTCTTGGCGCCGCGCGAAGCTCTCGATTTCGGCTTCTTCCCGCGACTGCAACGCTGCGAGAAGCTTTTCCAGCTCCGCCGCATACGGATCAGCGCCACCGCCACTGGCATTCGGCGGAACAGACCAATCATCGTCAGTTCGGGGTGTAGGCCTCGGGGAAGTCGTCGGCGCAAAAGGCGAGGCGCCGGCGAAACCGGGCGGCAGCGGAGCGCCTATTGGAAAGGGGGGATCGAAGGGGATAGAAGAGGCTTTCCGCATGGCCTCATACACATCACGGAGCTTATCGACCATGCGGCCCGCCGCATCAACTCCCGCGTCGATATTCGCGGCGAGATCAATCTCCGCAATGATCCGTTCGATCTCCGCGACTTTATCGAGCATCCCTTTAAGTTTAAGAGCTTCTATCGCGGCCTCAAGTGTCTTTTTTGCTGCATCTTTCATCTCTTGCGGTAATTTCGCGCCAGCTTCTTCCGCCGCTTTCAAGGCGTCGTGCAGGTTCCTGGCGGCTTGTGCTTGCTGCTCCGGTCCCTCTGCGTGGTTCATTAACTCAAAAGCAGTTACTAAGCGGCTAGCTTGTTCTATGCTCAAACCAAATTCGTCGTTCAAAGAAGCTAATGTAACCTTAAACATATCCGCTTTTATAGATTGAGCTTCTGTGCCATTGCCCACTATATTAGTGGCCTTAACATAAGCATCAAACAGAGAAAGCAAACGAGAAAAACTGGTTTCTAATCCCGTATTTATAGCGAATAGTTTTTCTTGCGACTCGAGGATCGACAAATCCAGCAGAGCCAAATTTAGTTCCCGCGCAGCGATAGCATTCTCGCCAAACATATCACGCAATTCGACCAGACTCTTAACGCCGGTTGAGTAAGCCGTATCCAACTCGGCGGAGGCTGTTTTCAGATCATCAAAACCCTTCTTCAGCGTGTCTGCGCTCTCTCGGGCCTTAAAAGCAGATACGCCCCATTTGATAAGGGCGGCGGCTCCGGCAACCGCCGCAATGGTCATTAGTGACGTGGGGTTAATAATCGAGACGAACGCCGAACCAAGCGCTTTGACCCGCTCTAGCGTGCTCCCGCCCATCGAGTTTAGCACCTGACTAAACTGCGTGCCTTGCTGGATGCCGGTCATAAAGACATTCTGCCCAGCCACCGCCATAACTGCAACGTCGTTAAACTGAGCAGCAAGGTTAGCCGACTGGAAGCGGCTAGAGCGAATTTGCTTGTTCAACCTCTCCTGAGCAATAGTCAGGCCGAACATACTTTGTGCGGTTTGCTCAAGCAGAGCCGCGTGCTGGGCGGTGGAAATACCTGCCGCGCCGCTCGTCTGTTTGAATATATTGAGTTGCGAATTGAGGACGGCAACCGCATCCTCATACTTTTTCGTATTCGCATAGACTGGATCAATCGACCGCTTCAGCCTATCAAACGCCGCCGACGACGACTGCCCCATCGAAGTAGAGGACGACTTGATCTTGACAAATTCGCGCCCGAGGCTGTCGAGATAAAGCCTACTCTGCGACGTGGCTGCTTTCAGCCCAGACGCGTCGCCAGTTATCTTAACATTAAGTTCCTGAAGCGACATTCTTCATCTTCTCTCGATGTTCTTTTCGGGCTTGATCCCAAGCACTTGCGGAAAACCCAGACGGGTCTGCTTTGGTTGTTTTCTGTCTCACCATTTTGGTGTCAAACTCCCACCAGAACTCCGCGGTAGACATTTCCCAAAACTCACCCGGCTGGATTTCCCAATCTCGCGCTAGCTTGTAACAAATCTTTACGAGATCAAGCCAGCTTACTTTTTTTCGTCCTTCTCCCCTGCGTCAAGCTTTTCTTCTGGCGCGGGGCCAACGATCAGGCCCAGGTATTCCAGTGCCACATCGCGGGCCTCCGCGAAGCCGACCTCGAAAACGAGTTCCTGCACCGCCTCGAGTTTCATATCGCTTTTCGCGGCCTTCAGTCCGATGTAGATCAACTGCGGCACGTTCTGGACGTTGAACTTCCATTTCGTATCGTAGTTGATGCCGCGCGAAAGCAGCATCGACTCGACGCTGGCTTCGCGGGCGATCAGCAGCGGATCGGCGACCGTTTTTGCGATCTCGACGGAGGCGGCGAAGTTAGCGACGAGCCGAAGCTCGACGCCGTTCAATGTGGCGACGAACTCCCGCATCACGAAGCCGCCGACGCGGTGTAGGTGATAACGCCAGTTGACATGAAGGTGGCGGAAAACTCCACGGCACCGTCATGCTCACCGTTTTCTGCGAAGGACGAGATGAGCCACTCGCCGGCCACCGTCCCTTTCACAGCAAGCGACGAGGGCAGCGTGGCCGAAACGGTCTCCGACGCCATACTCGCAGTCATTATCAGCGCGAGCAAAACTTCGTCGGAGGTGATCCCGCTGATCGTGATCTCGACGGACCTCGTCGCGGGGTCGGCCAGCAGAGTCCGCCAGCCTGCGTCATCGTCCGTAGTGACATCGACGTAATCATTCGTCACGGTGAAGCCGCGCGAGCGCACCCCCACGTAGGTAGTGCTGTCATGTTTAATGAGCAGCTGGCGACCATTGAAACCTGCCATGTCAGATTACTCCTCTTGCACTAGCAGTTTGAAACGGCAGATGCCGTGATGAGTTACCCCGTCGGGGTCGAGGTAGATTTGGGAGAAGGCAAGTAGGCTGTCTACAACATGAAGCCCCGTGATGCTGAGATTGCCTCGGTGGAGTGTTGAGTAGATATGGTCCATGATACGCCGCATCTCCACCGTTCCTTTGTATCTAGACCATATATGCAAGTAAATGTCAATATCTTTTCCTAGTAAATCATCAGTATCCCACGGACGTGAACCTGCCAGCCCGATAACGACATAGGGAAAGTTTAAGAGTGGCTTGCCCTCGCTTTGCGGCGGAACGTAGTCGTAAACCGTAGCCCCGATAGACCCCGCTACAAGCGCGTCGTAAATCATTTTCAGTGAAAGCTCTTCCACATCAACCTCCAAGTCCGGCGCGAGCGGCGCGTAGGTGACTGCGTTTATGGTGGCCGCGCACGGCGAGAGAGATGGCATCATCCATCATCGTCTCCAGCCTCCCGCGCATGACGTCTTGGGCTTGTTGGAATGAGGGAGCAAGCCACGGGCGGGCGGCCATCTTACTCGTGCCGAACTCAAGATACTGCGCGTAGGCAAGGCTCGATCCATACGAGACTACCGCGCGTTTGGGGTAGCTTATCTCAATACTCCCCGCGAGGGCGCCTAAATCCTCGTTCGGGAACTCCCCCGGCGCGGAAGCTTGATGCAGGCGGGAGGGGTTATACCGCCGATAAATAGCGCCGCTGGCTGGGCCGCTACGTATCCCTTCGATTGCCTGTTCAATGCCTTCGAAGGCAAGTTCTTCCGCGAACTCTTCGACAGTCATTTCGGCATTGCGGCCGAGCGCCCCGAGCGCCGCCGTTACTGCACTAAGCCCCGCGTAGGTAACATTCACCCGCATCAGCTTGCTTCGCCTTCTACCAGATCAAGCTGCAGCCAGGCTTGAGTGAAATCGGGATCGAACGCGGCGATGATGTTGTAGTAGCGGCCGCGAAAGACAACACGATCGCGGCCTGCGCTGTAGTAGGGCGCCCCGTTAGCATTGCCGCGGAAACGGATAGTAGCCGATGTCTCGCGTAGCGGAGTCTCCCGCTGCGCCTGCGTCGGTTTACTTCCGAGCATCCGCGCGGTGTCCTGAACAAGGCTGGCCCAAACGCCGCCAGTAGGGTCAGCGGCCCACGTATCCGTCAGCCCGCCGTAACCGTCCGGCGCGGTAGTCCGGCGCTCGATCGTTATCAGCTGCTTGAGCATTCCGGCGTGCATTTTACAGCAGGACATGAAGAAGCCTTTCAGTGGATATGGTTGTTCCCATTTGGGGCGAAGCCATATCAAACTCCCCTTAGCGCATACGCCGAAATCAGACTACGGGCGCCTGACTTCTTGAACCCGTCAGCGAAGTCGCAGCCGCCTTTTGCCTCATACAGGAAGGAGGCGAATTGAAGAACCGCTCGATAAAGCGAGGCGGGGACAACGGAGGCCGCCGAGCCGAAACCGGCGACATATACGATTACTATAGCATTAGTCGGACGAGTCGCAGTCGGCCACAGTTGTCCGCTTTTCAGCGAAAGCCGGCCAGGCATGCGTTGGGTATCCGTCTGGAAAACAGTATCAACAACAACCACACTGGCGGCGTCGGCTTCGTCATACGTGGTGACTGAGGTTATGGAGGAAAGGGGGTAGCGGGGGAGATCAAGCCACCGCGCCTGCCCGCTGGTCATTATCGACAACGGCGCCTGCACAACTCCATCCCACCACGGTTCAACATAGCCGGGCCACGCGTCAAGCGTAAGCTGCCAGGATTGGTTGATGAACGTGAGGCCGGAAAGTTGTTCGATGTAGTTTGTCGCTTGCGCTACGAGCGCGTCCGCCTCGGTATACGGCAACATCGTGGAGTCGGCCTTTACGAATGCTTGAAGTTGTGCGGCGGTAACGACAGCGGTAGTGGCCGCCGTAGTAAGCCGGTGGCCGCGTTCGTAATGATAAGACTGCGCAGGGCGAAAGGCCATGATATGCTCCTTAAGAGGGTTGGAGGCCGATTTCGCGGCCTCCAAACTTTATCAAGTCCGGGCGACTGCCGTGCCGATGAACGTAGTCGGCGCATTGTGCGGTTTGCCGAGGATGGCGTAGATCGACACATCGGCAGCGGTGCCGGTGGTGCCCGTAATCGAAACGCCAACGTAGCGCTTGCCGCCGAGGTAGCCAATCGCGCCCGCTACTGCATCATCAGCCGTATCCGAGGTGACCGCGATAGTCGCGGCGCCGCCGACAGTATCACCAACAGCAACGGTGGTCGCAGCCGCATCGGTAGTATCGGCACTTTCCTGCAACGTGGCGGTGAAGCCCGAGGCGGTGCCAGCGTCCGTCACAGTGTTGTTCACCATAACGATCGTGCAGCCATCGAAGCCACGCAGGTCTACGTAGGACGAGGTGTCGGGAGTGGCCCCGGACAATGTAATATTGCCGAGGTGCACCATTTGGGAGGTAGAGATCAGGTCGCGCATGATTTACTCCTTACGCGTTGGTGTTTCGCCGGAGGCAGGATCACCCCCGGCGGTAGTTATCAGGCGGTGAACTCGATCAGCTTGAGGGCCTCGAAATTCACAACGTCGCCGCCGACTCGTTTCGTGGTGTAGAAAAGCACGTGAGGTTTGGCGGTGAAGGGATCGCGGAGCACGCGGATGCCGGTCCGCTCAACGATTTGGTAGGCCGCGGCCATGTCACCGACTGCGATCGACAGGCTGTCGGTGGCGGGGTCGGGCATATCCTCGAACGAAGCCAGCGGGTAGCCGAGAACTGTCGACGGCTGCCCCACTCCAATGCCCGGCGCCCAAAGATAAGCGCCGTTGCTGTCTTTCAGTTTCCGTAGCAGCGTCAACGTGGTGCGGTTCATAAACCACGTAGCGTTGGCGCGATACTGGGCCTTGAGGCCGTAAAGCGCGCTGATCAACACGTCGCCGCCGCTAGGCGCCGCCGCAAACGCGCCATTGACACCAGTATCAAACCGCTCGAGCGTGCCGGGCAGCGTGGTGCCCGATGCGTAGGTCAGGAAGCCTCGGGGTTTGTTGGTGCCGTCACCAGTGACGAAGGCAGTAGCTTCCGCCCGCGCAAACCGATCGGCAACCTTGTTCGCCAACCAAGCTTCGATGTCGATCGACGCATCGTCGAGAAGTTTTTGGGTGGCTTTCGGCATGGCGCTCAGCTCGTGCACCGGAATGCGCCATTGGCCGAATTGCGGCGTAGTGGTTGCGGAACGCGCGCCAGTTTCGCCCACCCATTCATACCCAGCCTCGCCGAGATCATACATGCCTTCAAGGGCGTCGGTGCTGATCACCTGCACAGAGGCGTAGGCGCGCATCGGCGAAGTCTCGAATACTTTTTTGACTATGCGGCCCGAGGTATCGGGGGTCACGACAAAGCCACCATCGGGGTCGGAACCAACCGAGAGCGCCTTCATTTCCTCGGCGCCCATGATCTGGTCGCCTTTGCGCAGATACGAGCCGAACTGCGCCTTATAACCAGCGAGTTCCTTCGCCCCGAAATCGCTGGCACGAGTGCCACGGCGGCGGGCAGTCTGATCGGCCCATTCGAGCGCTTTCCGGTCAAGGTCAGCCTCGTCGATCGGCTGCCCATCGAGCGTGATGGATTTCCGGCGATTTGCGGTGTAGAGGGCGTCAATCAGTTCCTGCTTCTTCGACATCTCGGCGTCGATCTTCGCGAGCTTTTCCTCGAGAAGCGGGTCAACGGCGCCTTTGATCTCTTTCTTCACCATTTCGGCCATAGTGGCTTTGTAGGCCTCGTGGTCCGACTTGATCCCCGCGACGGCAGCCGTAACTGCCGCGAGGTCGATGTTTTCACCAGCCATTTAACGTCTCCTTAAGTTGCTGAATTTCCTTCATCAGCGTTTCCAACTGTTTTTTGCCCTCGGCGTCAACCTCGCGTTGATCTGAACTCAGGCGGCGCTTTGCCTCGTCGAAGCCGTAGAGGGCTACGAGTTTAGCGAAATTGCCGGGCACCCCAGCTTTGTGGAGGAGTTGCTCGACTTCCCGAGGCCCCTGGAGCTGCTTCACGTCAGTCACCAAGGCCTCGGTATTCATAGGGAAGGTCACGACTGATACTTCCCATAAAGTGGCTTTCAGGATGCGGCGAACGGTTTCGCCGTTAAGCTCCTGGAAATCGTAGTCTTCCGTCTTGTAGCCGATGGAAAGGCCATCGACGGCGCCGCCATGAAGCAGGGCGTAGACTTCTTTTCCATAGATACTGTCAAGCAGCAGTTTCCCCTCGACCTTCAATCCGTGCTCGTCTTTCGTCATTTTCTGCCAGACGCCGCAGGGTTGGTTAGGGTTGTGCTGCCAGAGCATCTTCGGCTTTCGCATACCCTCGTTGAAGGACGCGTCAAATGCAGTCGGCATGACAATATCCTTGCCCTGATCGACTACGTTGAAGACCGAAGCGTAACCCGAGAAGGTGCCATCTTGCGCCGCAACCTCGAGAGAAAGAGAGAAGTCTTTGTATTCCATGATCGCCTCACTCGAAGGATTGAACGCAGCGGCAGTTGATAACGTTTCCGGCGGAGCCATTCGGATCACCGGGGAAGTAAAGAGCCTCGACCCCGCCGAACAGCGTAGGCACGAGGAAAGAGTGGTTTAGCGGCACCGAGTCGCCGTGCATAACGCGGTGGTTGAATTGGCTGATCTTTCCAGAAAGGCCGAAGTCGCGGGTGCGATCGTCGTGGACTGAGTGCCAAGTCTTTTTCGTCAGGTGCCCCACGGCCTCGGCGGCCCGCTGACCGGCGTATTGCGTCGCAGCGTGGATTTCAGTTCGCGTGATTAACAACCCGCGGAGATCGGCGATGCCGGGGAGCTTGTCGAGGACGGTTTGCATCACAGTAGACTGCGCTTCACCACGCCGCAGGCCGCCGGAGATCAGCGCTTGGATTTGCTGCTCGGTGGTGTAGTTAATCTGCAACGCAGTTTGGCGCCCGCGCGAAGTAAAGAACTCGTGGATGATGCGCTGAATAACGGCTGTTTCTTCTGATTTCTTTTCGGCGTGGGTGGTAAAGACAAGTTGCGTGGCTTGCGTAATGGCGTGTGCCCAAAGAGCCTCCAGCGCCGCCACAACACGCTGTTGTTCTATCTGCGGCAGGGCCGTGGAGGAACTACCCTGCCGCAGAGACTCGACCAGCGAACTCATGCCTGCCATCAAGGAAGCCGCCAACCCAGGAGCGAAGTCGGCTTCCAGCACCAGTTGCAGATCAAGGCTTTGCTCAACGAACGGTGCCATAGGCGGCTCCCTTCAATGCGTCGTTGAGCGTTTGTTCGGGATCGGCGCCTTTCGAGCGCCTGATATCGACCATCAAGGTAGAGCCGAGTGGGTCGGGCATCGGCGGCAACCCTTTAAGCTGCCGACTTTCGTTCAGAGTCAGGTCGTCGGAGTTGTCCGCGATCTCCCACATCTTGTAGCGCTTCTCGGCGATTGCCTCGATCGAAGCGAGGTCGGGGTGAATTTCCACGTCCCCGAACTGCGGGCTGAGCCAAGCGTTAAGCTGGTCGAGCATGTAATCGACGAGCGGAAGGATGGTGTCCTCGTAGAAGCCGAGACGCGCCTCGCGGTAGTTAGCGAAGGTGTTGTCGCCGGGGATGTTTAGGAGGAGGGGCGGAACGCCGAAAGTCAGGGCGATGTTACGTGCGGCGGCGTCGGAGGTCCGCCCCGTCTGCATATCCTCCGGCGACAGTCCCATCGGTTTCCAGTCGAGCCCACCTTCGAGGAGCATCGGGCGCCCTGCGTTTTTCGCGCCGCTGTATTGGTTCTCGATCTCCGCCTTGAGGCGGTTGAACTCATCGTCCGAAAGGGCAGTATCCCCGTCGTAAATGAGGGCGCCGGAAGGTCTGGCACTGTTCTGCAGCAGTGCCTGCGTCCACGCCATCGCCTCGTTATGCTGGTCGATGGACATGGCGCCAGCGATGATGGGGGAGAAGCCATACCAGTCATTCGAGGGGTGGAATAGTTTCGTGTGGCAGATATCGCTGGCGCCTGTTGTTTCGTCAACGGAGAAAAAGACTTTGTTCCCCGCGACAGTGTATTCGTAACCACGGGGAAGCCCGGCGGCGCTCGGCAGAATCGTCATGCGGTCAGGGCGGAGGGTCCAAAGTTCGCGCGGCGCTCCAGTGCCGTGGACTTTTTCGTCATAGCTGTTTCCCCAGATGTGGAGATAACTGACGCGAGTGCGCCACCAAGCATTGCCGGACTGCTGCGTATTCGGTCGATTGATGAGGTCGAGGTATTTATGCCCCTTCAACTTTTTGTCGCCGCGCCACGCTTCCCACTGGATGTGAGAAATCGCGGCGGCGATGCGGTTAATCGCAGAGAAGGCAATGACGTTAAGCTCGTAGCTTTCTCGCGACAGCTTCAGGGGATCGCCCGTGCGCCAAACAGCCGCCGAGGGGCCGACTTGAAGTGCGAGTGCCCGACTGGCTTTTGTTTCAACGCGGGAGAAAAAGGGGAATTTCATATCACACGCAGCCTCGGTTTCGCGCGAGCGCGGATCAGGGGTTCGACGGCGTAACGGATCGAGTCGATGCCGTGGTTATTGGCGTCCACGAAAACGGGGAGAATATCTTTCGTCAGGCGGTCAACTTTGTAGGAGTGAGTCATGAACTCTTTGTAGATGTTCGGGCAGTCCTCGTGGATCATGATCCGGCGGAAGGATTTGAGGAAGGCGATGCCGTCTTCGACTGAACCGGGGCCTTTGCGCGCCGCAGTGATGCGGGGGAGGCCTGTCCGCGAAAGATAGCTGATGCTTTCCGGGCGAGCGGAGTCAGCGCGGATAACGTGAAACGGGGCCTGCGGGATTTCCGTGGCAAGCGCTTGCGCGGTGTCGTCAAGTTCAAGCTTCTTGCGGTAAAGCTCCCGCCGAACGTAGAGAATATCGTCGTTAATGTAGACCTGCGAGGCCGCCGTAGGGTCTTCCGCGAAACCGAAATCGAGGCCGTGATACGGCCCGTTCCAACTCGGTTCAGGTTCGAACTTCCCGAGTTCAAACTTGTCTTTGAAAACAAGGGCATCGCTGATGATGAGGAAGTCGCCGTCCCAGACGTGGCCGTAGGTATCGGGCCGATCTTTAAGGTCGTTCAGGCGGACTGCGTCCAACGTGGAGGGGAACCAGGGGTTGTCTTGCCAGTTAAGCTGAACAATCTTCGAATCCGAGGGAGGATTTTTGCGGAAACGCTTGTGCGTGGCGGAGTTTTCGTTGCCGGGGTTCCACGTGACCCAGAGTTCTGACTGCCAGCCGGGACCCTCGTCGCGCAGCGTGGGGATGAGGAACTGCCAAGCCGTCTCACTCACATCCTCGGCCTCATCAACCCAGGCGATGAGGATGCGAGCCTTCGATTTGACGGCTGCGACGTTGTGACGAAGCCCTGAGAAAGCGTAACGGATGCGCCCGTCGCGTGAGCGGATGAATTTTTCGCCCACTTCGTAGTATGCGGCAAGCCAGGGCACTTCCGCAATGACCTGCTTTACCTCCTCCATTGAGCTTTCTTCAAGGGTGACGAGGTGTTCGCGGGCGCAAAGAATGATGCCGGAAACGCCCGCGCGGCCCAACCTGTAGCCCGCGATGGCAGACATTTTGGCGAAACTGCGCGTTTTGGCTGAGCCGCGACCGCCGAATGCTCCCCGAACCCGCGCGGGGCCTTGGAATACTGGGATCAGCTTCGGGGGGAGTTCAATCTGAACTGCGGTCACTCGGGAACACCAGTTCGATCATCGTGGGTAAGTCGTCAGGGCGCTCGGCGCCATTCGAGCGGTCGAGAAGCTCGGTGACGACCTTCAGCAGTTCGTTGTTGGTGAATTTCGCCGGGTTGTCCTCAAAACGATCACGCAGTTCGATCAGCGCGTCGCGCGACATTCCCGCCATATGCTCGAGAACGGTCGAGAACTCCCGCTTTACCTCGTCGCGGTAGAGACCGAGCAAGTCCTGAAAGGCGGGCGAGTTCTTGAGGATCGAGACCCGCGAGATGTCATAGCCCACGATCATCGCGGCCTCTCCCTCGGGCGTTCCGGCGGCGAGAAGGCGGGCGAGGGCGTGATGCCTATCAGTGATCTTCTTGATTGGCGCCGGAACACTCGAGGCCGGCAGCGCCAGCATCGCAATATCCGCCTCGGTCAGTTCCCGCACTACCTCATACTCAACCGGAACCGCGGGCCGCCCTGGCCCTGCGAGGTTATCTATATTGAGATTGAGCATGTATGGTGCCTCGTCCACTTTCCGACCTGGCCACACTTTACCACAGCCGGGCCGCCGGGTCAAGGCCCTTCGCGCGGCGCCCATACCTCCACCATACCGAGAAAGTAAGGAAAAAGAAAAAGTGGATATGGATAAAATATGGCTAGGAAACTAACCCCCACATGAGGGAGGGCCGCCGCCACGCAATCGACTCGCCCGGATTTTTCGCCGGGCGAGTCAGTTGTGATCACATGCTAGATTGCAAGATCCGGCATGGCGGCGTCAAACTCGTCATCATCGGCCTTCGCCTTGATGGCAAGCGGTTCAACAGTCGCGGCGTGGGCGGTGGCCCACGCAAGAAGGTGCGCGGTCCGGGCAGGCTGGTCGTCCGAAGGAATGGCCTTGTAAGACTTGGCCAAGGCGGGCGCCTTGCCCTTCTGCATCAACTTGCGGGCAATGGTGATGCGGTAGGCGTCGAGTGGATCAGCGCTTGCGCTTGCGGCGCCTCGCGTGCGAATGACTCCCGTTTTGGCGGCCTCGAGGCGCGCGTTCATGGCGGCAAGCGCGTCAAACTCAACGCCCGCGTCACGGGCGATCTTCGCGGCCGAGTTGACGTTGTCTTGGAACCAGCGGCGCACGCCATAGGCGAAGATAGACTCGAGCGCTTCTGCGGCGAAGTCAGCCGGGGTCACGTCAAGGGCGACGTTCTGCGCGGTGACGGTAAGCGAAAGGTTAGCGGGGAAGGAATAGGATTTAGACATGGTAGGCTCCATTGTATGCCGGGCGTGGTAGCCGGGCGAAAGGGGGTGCGCACAATTGCGGTCCCTTCCCATTGAATATAATGGCGCCGCCGGGATGTTCAAGGGGCTCGGTGGAAATAATTGCGTCCGGGGGCGGATTATTTGTTGGCGCCACCGGGCGCGTGGGAGGCACCGTGGGCGGCAAGGTCGCGCGGGGGGTGCAACCATACATGACGGTATCGACTAGCGGCATGGGTGACGAAATTCGTTTTTTGGGTAACTCGGGCTGACCTATTTCTGGTGAGTCGTGCTGCCGAAAAGGGCAAAACGAATGTCAAGTGGAAAGATAGGTCAATACCGGTGACCAACTCGCCGCAAGTGCGATGCTGCAGTGCGGCAAGGCCAAACACATGCCGAGTCGGGAATGTGTTGCCGCATTACAACCCGACTGTGCCAAAAACCACACAACCCGAGGCCGTAAACTTTCGGTCGATGTGACCCCGCTGCAACAGCTTGTGGCGATAATGAGCTTTCCCGGAATACCAGCTTTCAACTTACGAGTCCCGTCAGCGGAGTCAGGCGCCGTCAGCGGAGTCTGGAAGCGGTCGGGGATGCAATCGGTATTGCTCGGTAAGGTGGTAGGGGAGCCGGGGGTTCTGGGAAGAGCGATTTGTGGCATGTGTTCCGGCGCCGAAGATATGGCTTGTCCCAAAAGGGGTATGACCATACCAACTCGGGATTGTTTAAACACCTGACGAATAGTTGCGGAAGAAGGAGACGTGGATACCATCCTCCCCCTTATCCCTTCCTTTCCCGTCTGATCTGCCTTTTTTCTTATTAGTTAAAAATTTTTTTTTTTTAAGAAAGTAGGGCTGGCGAAAGTATGGCTCATCGCAGCCGGAAAGGTATGTCGATTTCGGGTTTTTGTAGATACCCCGACGACCCCAACGCCTTATCGAGCAATAACGATTGGATA